TGTAACACTATTCGACCAAGAGGTGAAACAGGCATATCAAGGCGAAGCATTGCTTCGCGGCACTATGAGAACGCGAACAGGCGTTCAAGGAAACACAGTTAAGTTTCCAAAAATCGGCAAAGGCGTAGCAACGGTTCGGGTAGCCCAGACCGATGTGACACCGTTAAACGTCACGTATAGCAATGTCCAGGCGACCATGTCTGACTATATTGCTGCAGAGTACTCAGATATCTTTCATCAGTCTCATGTTAACTTTGATGAGCGTAGGGAGCTTGTTCAAGTTGTTTCCAAGGCAATCGCCAGACGTATGGATCAACTTTGCATCGATGCTCTTAATGCAGCTTCATCACCGTCAACAGTTGCAACTGGTATTGGTGGTTCTACTACTAATATGAATATTGCAAAGCTTCGTGCGGCTGCTAAAGCTATGAATGAGAAAAACGTACCAGCTGAAGGTCGTCATTTGTTGATGCACTCTTCTCAGCTTGATGCGTTACTCAGCGAAACAGAAGTAACTTCGAGTGATTTCGCTGTAGTCAAGGCTCTTGTTCGCGGTGAGGTATCATCGTTCATGGGCTTTAATATAATCACTATGGGTGATCGTGATGAGGGTGGTGTTCCCAAACCATCTACTCGTTCATGCTTTGCATGGCATGAAAGCTCAATGGGTTATGCTGAAAGCATGGCTCAAAAGAGTGAAGTCAACTACATACCTGAAAAGACATCTTTCCTAGTTAGTTCCATGTTCTCAGCTGGATCTATTGCGATCGATGACGAGGGTATCGTAAAAATTTCATGTACTGAGTAAGGAGACTAACACATGGCTTTTTCAAGTACTGGTTTCGTAAATTACGGTGGTGGCAAAAAGGGCGACGCTCCTGGCCTCTACGGTTATTCAACAGCTGACACGATTGCGACAGTAAACACTGAAGGTTATTTTAATACTCTATCAGATACACTTGCAGTTGGTGACACTATCTTGGTTCGCTCTTCAACAGGCGGTACACAAGCGTTGTCATGGGTTTATGTTTTAACAAACGCAAGCGGTGTTGTTGACGTAACAGACGGTCTAACAATTACAGCGACCGACACAGACTAATTAATATGGGGCTGGGTAACTGGCCCCATATACACATTGGAGGGTTATAATGGCCGTTGGCGATACCGATTTATCTATTTGTGCAGATGCTTTAATTCTCCTGGGCGCAGCGCCCATTTCTTCATTTACAGAGGGTACTGATACAGCCCAGGCTTGTGATCGATTATACCCTGATTTAAAAAATACTTTGCTTAGTACTTATGTTTGGTCCTGGACTTTGAAAAAAGTGCAGCTTCAAAGGTTATCTGATACTCCAATAAACGAATGGAAATATGCGTATCAAATGCCAGGAGATCATTTAACTGGGGCATTAGCAGTTTTCGAAAGTGATGGAACGGCTCAAAGATCTGTTCGGTATGGCTGGGAGATTTATGGCGATCAGCTGGTTACCAATATGGAAACTGTTTATATTGATTATCAAACAACACTAGCTGAAACGGCTATGCCAAATTACTTTGTAAGATTATTAAGAACAGCGTTAGCAGCTGAATTAGCAATCGTAATTACCGACCAATCTTCAAAAGCAGATTATTTTAGGGCCCTGGCATATGGCGGTGCAGCTGATAATGGTCGAGGCGGTTTGATGCGTGAGGCCATGAACATCGATGCTCGAGGACAATCAACGCAAATAGTTGAGGACTTTTCTTTAATTCAAGTGAGACAGTAAATGCGCGTTACACAGTTTCAAACAAACTTTTCTGTCGGCGAATTAGATCCTTTATTAAGAGCTAGAACAGATTTATCTCAATATCAAAACGCCCTGGAAGAAGCAACAAATGTAGTTATCCAGCCACAAGGCGGCCTAAAACGCAGAGATGGATTAAAATTTATACATAATTTTGGCAGTAGCTTTACCAGTTTTAAATTAATACCTTTTGAGTTTAGCGTTACTGATAGCTTTCTTTTAGTCGTAGTAACTGGCCGAATTTATGTTTTCAAAGCTGGTGTATTGCAAACAAACATTAATGGATCTGGTAATAATTACATAGCGGCATCATCAATAACATCTGCTATGATCGATGAAATACAATTTACCCAGGCTGTTGATACTTTAATTTTATGCCATGAAGATCTGCAAACCAAAAGATTAGTAAGAAACACAGATACAAATTGGACATTAGAAAATTTACCATTAACGAATTTACCTCAGTATGCTTACGCTTTTGCTACTCATGCACCTTTTTTTGATATCACCCCCAGCGCAGTAACCGGGAACATTACAATAACAGCATCAAATGTTACTACAGATACTGGAACTGCCCAAGGGGGTGCTGCAAGTTCAATTACACTTAAATCTTCATCAAGCTATACATCAGATGATGATCCTAATGGAATGTGGGTAACGCTTACATCTGGTACTGGATCAGGGCAAGTTAGGTATATAAGTGATTATGTTGCCTCGTCAAAAGTAGCAACTGTTTATCCAGCCTGGGATACGCAGCCAACAAGCTCAACAGGTTATAAAGTTGAGGCATTTGCAGCTGATGCTGTAAACAATTATGCCCAGGTAACAAGCACTTTTGGCCGCGCTAAGTATGTTGAATTTGTAAGTTCTACAGTTATGAAGGCTGTTACAGAGGTTCCATTTTTTGACACAAGCACAGTAACTACTGGTAACTGGGAAGGTGAATTTGGATATGAAGATGTCTGGAGTAGCACTAGAGGATGGCCAAGGTCAGCCACTTTCCATGAGGGAAGATTATACTTTGGTGGATCTAAATCTCGACCCAATACAGTATGGGGATCTCGATCAATCGATTTCTTTAATTTCGACACTGGCACCGGATTGGATGATGAGGGCGTTGAGGCAACTATAAACACAAATCAATTAAATAGTATTGTTAATATTGTTGCTGGTGCAGACCTTAGAATTTTTACTACTGGCGCTGAGTTTGTTGTTATTCAGTCTGAAGATTCTCCTGTTACTCCGGCAACTTTTCTTGTTCGGCCACAAACCAGGTTAGGAGCAAAGCCTGGCGTTCCTATTGAGGATCTCAATGGTGCTTCGGTTTTCATTCAGCGCCAGGGTAAATCTGTAAATGCTTTTCAATACGGATCTGGCACCAGGTCATACCAAATACAAAATGTTTCTGTTCTTTCTTCGCACCTGGTTAAAAATCCAATAGATCTAGCTGCCAGGCGATCAACGTCTACAGATGAAGCCGACAGGCTTTTTATTGTAAATGGCGATGATGGATCGATGTCTGTTTATTCTATCCTGGTTGGCCAGGATGTTATCGCGCCTAGCTCTTTTACAACAGATGGTCAATTTGTTGCTGTAGCCGTTGAGATATCAGATGTTTATGCTGTTGTTAAAAGAACGGTAAATTCTGCAACAGTGTATTATTTAGAAAAATTTGATTCTGCTGTAACATTAGATAGCGCTTTAACTGGAGGGGCGGCCTCCTCAGTTAACATGACGCACCTCCAGGGCAAAGAGGTTAGGATTGTGCGTGACGGTGCTGTAGAAGCAAACCAGACAGTGCCAGCTTCGCCTTACACAATTACGTTTGGAGCAGCGGCATCATCAAGTTTCCAGGTTGGATTAGATTATACTGTCCAGGCAAAGACTATGCCGACAGAGCCCACGTTACAATCTGGATCTGTCCAAGGCGTTAAGAAACGTGTTGTCCAGGTCGATGCTTTGTTAAACGAAACAAAAGATCTTACCATAAACGGCAAACAAATATCGTTTAGAAATTTTGGTGTTGGAGCTCTCGATACTCCGATTCAATCTTTCACAGGACTAAAAACAGCGCATGGCATCCTGGGATACAGCGCAACAGGTCAAATCACTCTTAGCCAAACAGCCCCACTACCCATGACTGTTTTAGGCCTAGAATATAAATTAAGTGTAGGAAATTAGATATGGCAGCTTTATTACCAGCCGGAGCAAGTAAGGGCTTAATGCTCGTTAGCACAGCAATGTCGATAGCTGGCAAAAGCAAAGAAGGAAGAGCTACTGAAGCTATGTATGATGAAAAATCAGCTGCTACTATTTTGCAAGGTAGGGCTGAAGCAGCACGATATAGATTACAAGGCGCTCAAGTTTTAAAAAGTCTAAATGAAAACCTGGCAACTTTAATAAATAGATCAGGCGCAACTGGTAGCGGTAGTATTGATACAATATTCCAAGCAAGTATTGCCGAAGCGTCAACTGAATATGCAACCGCCCAGGACAATGTAATTTTGGCAGAAGGGTATGCCCTGGAGCAAGCCAATCAATATACCCAGGCTGGTGACAGTGCTCGATCGGCTGCCAGGTACGGTATGCTTACAACAGCTGCTACCGGAGCATTTAGATATGGAATGTTATAATGGCTAGATTACCAAGATATAGAGGTATAGGCGTACAAGCCAATATTCCCAGGAGCGTAGACTACGCTGGTTTTCGTGGCGAAGCTGCCGCTGGCCAGGCTATGTCTGCGGCTTTCGACCAAATGTCTGGTTTTCTTTATAAAACAGCGCAACAAGACGCAATGCAAGCCGGGCTCGAGCGTGTTAAGACTGAAGGCGCACAGCCCTTGCTCGAAGCAATACAAGCCCAGGGCGGTCCTCGAGGGCTAGAGGAAGAGACTGCATATAAAGCAGCAAACCAGATTGCTGTAGCAGAAATACAAAACGAAGCTGAGTTAGAAATTACTAAAATTCTAACCGATGGGCAAAACAACAAGCAGTCATTTAGCTCAGTGCAAGCGCAACTCCAGGACGTAACAGATGGGTTTCCGGCTGCTTTATCTAATGTAGATCCGGTATCAGCTGCACAACTTCGCAGCAACTTACAAACTGTAGCTGGTAAAGCGGAGTTACGGTATTCGAAGTATTGGTCCGGTGAATTACTAAAAATACAAAAAAAGAAACAAAACATTGCAGCTGCTAACAAGGCCGAACTTATAATAGGTACGGCAGTTGT